CCAACTAACTCTTTCGCTGTATCTGCGTATTGACCGGATAGGTACATCGTTTTTTCACCGATGTCGTCGCTTGATGGTTCAATGATGGGCCATCCACGAAGAGCCCCTTCGACATACTTGATTCCACTCGGCACGAGTATATTTTCCAAGTCTGTGTCGTTTGAATCCGCCCACATAGCGTTCATGTCTACATAAATGCCATCAAATCCCTTTGATGCAATCTTTTTACCCAACTCAAACGGGTCAAAGTTTTTAGCAATGCAAAACAAAAATTCACTTTGCTCTAAAAGGTTGTCAAACGAAAAAACGTCTTCTATGCCAAATTTTTCTGCACGAGCTTTTGTTTCATCAGAACGACCCTCTGATGCCCAGATGGTTCTATGCCCATAAAGCGAGCAAGAATATGCAAGGGTAGAACCCATTGCACCAGGAGAATAGATTCCTACTGTGGTCACTATTGACTCGCTGGAGCCTTTACTCCGTCATAACTGCCCTTGATGTCGTGGTTTCTGTCGTTGTAATCAAACATTGTCACACCTGAATACTTGACCCCACTTACCACTGGTTTAGCCGCATGAGCATAGATGAATGTTGAAGGGAACATCACGATGTCTCCAGCCTCTGGCTTGAACGTCAAATCCAAGTAAGGAAACCAGAGTTCTCCACCTTCGTAGTCATCATTGAAATAGGCAACAGAAGAAACGGTGCAGGTGTATGAGAAGCCATGGTCGGTATGGACTTGAAAGTGTTGGTTTGCACCATACCGAACAAAGTTGATTGCTTCCATGTACTCCATGTTGATGTTGTACCGGCTTTGATAGTCGGTCATGCAAGAGCGAATTGCATTTGCCGTGTCGTTATAAATGTTCTTAAGTTCTGCAAACTGTGGGTAATGATGGAGATGGTCCATATGGACTTGACCAATTTTACAGTCAACACAGTCTCGGTACTCAGGCATCTTCTGTGAATACCCGACAAGTGCCTCACACCACATGAACGGCATCGTGGTGCTGTTCCCGATTGTTGACTCAAGTCGATTGATAATGTCAAGTTCTTTTGGTATTGCATTCTTGTAAACAAGAATCCCAAGGCGTGGGTCACTAAGTGTTACTGTTTTCATAACTGCAGTCTATTCAGTTGTATCCATGTTTTCCGTTATATCAGGGAACCCCATTTTCCCGTCCGTTATCACAAAGAATGTTTGTGATGAATATCTTGTGCCGCTATGAATCTTGTTTATCCCATGCGCTGAGTCCTCGCTTTGAGCCTTGGACAACAAGATGAGGCTGTTTTCCCTTGGCTTGTATGTCAAACCCATTGCTGGCATGACGTACTCGCCACCCTCAAAGTCTTCGTTTATATAGTAAATAGATGAAAAGTCAGTGTAAGGATTGCCGTCCATTGAGTATTGTGGGCCGTCGCAATGGAGCCTTAATGAGCGACCAGCCGTATATTCAGTTATATATGGACCAAATTCCCAAGACGTGTACTGACCGTATCTCTTGTAAATCTCATCTTGAATTTTACAAGTCATATTAAAAAGTATTATTTTAACTTCTTCATCAAATACTGCAGAATATTTTAAATTCCAGTCATCAGTTTGCTGAAGCGAATCTGGAAATGGTTCATCAATTTCGCCTTTTTGAAGTTTGTCCAAAATATCATCGTCAAGTTTTACATTTCTTTCGTAAGAAATATCTTGATAACGAGAGTGCGTAAAACTACCCCATCTGTAAGGACTTCCCGTATTGCTGAAAATCTTGAATTTCGGTACCGTTGCTTTTGCATATTCGTACACTTTTAGCCATTCATCATGAGGTATGAAGTCTGGAATGATAGTTATGTCTGGTTTATCCAGAGATGGTTCAATCCTCATTTTATTCAACCGTAAAAAATGCTGGAGAGGTGTATCGCTCTCCGCTTGTAATCAACTTCACTCCGTGTAGGTAATTGATGTCTCCGGGGTGAATTACTGCAAGTCCCGGCTCTGGTTTTACAACAATGTCGTGTTCTGGATAGTACAGTTCCCCACCTTCAAAATCATCGTTCCAGTAGAACAAGGAATTTATGTCGTAGGTTGGGAAAGGATTTGGGGAACCATCATTCATCTGTTTATCAGCATGAGGACGTTGCTCAATACCTTCAAACCATCGAACAATGCAGGGTGGGCGCTTCTGAAGCTTGCAATTGAAAATCTCTCCAGCAACCAATGCCATCTTGTCTAAATAAGAATCAATCAGGTCGTAAACCTCTTTATTGATTCTTTGCAGAATATCCCATGTGCACTGCCTATTATTCCAGTATGCAGCACTGTAGGTGCAGATGCCATTTTCATCAAAGATGTCTTCATCTGAGCCATTTGACCATTCATTTATGGTTCGCGCAAATGAACTGATAGTTTCAACGTCTTTGTCATCAATGAAGTTTTTTAAAACATGGATATTCTCTGAACCTGTTCCAAAAAAACCCGGCTGTATATTCCATGGTGATTCCATAAAATAAGACTATCGTAGATAAGGGAGTTATTATGACGCCAAATACTCATCAATATCTAGACTGATGATATCCAAAGAAACTCCTATGCCTTTTTCTTTTATTGCAGGTTCAATCCAAGGTTTCCCATCGTCTTGTGGACCAACAACCGGTTTCCAGTCTTTTTCACCATTATCAAGCAATTTCTCACTGAGCCATGGGTAAATTTCCCCACTCACATCTCTTTCTCCGAGTAAGAATCCATTTGAGTATCGTTTTGTTTTTGTCCCAGTTCTATCAATCAAAAATTTTGTAAAGTTTCCTGTAATCGGGTGTGCTCTTTTCGCATCATTAGGGACTTCTTCTTTTCCACCACTCCAAGGAACGCTCTCTCCAGTGTATGGAACCCCTAGTTCGTTAATTGTTGCCTTATAGCTTTCGGTGAGGTAATACCATAAGGCATTCTGTGTTTGAGTAATCTGGGTATTTGGAATAAAATCAGAGTCGTATGTGACCTTATCTACTCTGGCATTTGTTAGTTCTGAGAATTGAAATGTAGTGCCAAAGTTCTCTTCAGCGTATTTTTTAGCAAATTCACCAACCGAAATATCAAGGTTATTTCTTTCACAATATGCGGCAATACCGTCTTGGAACTCCTTATATCCATGACATTGAAAATCATCAACAACGATAGCAATGATGTCAAAATCTGGCTCTTGCGCATAACGTTGGTTCAACTGCTCAATCATTCCATGTTGAGGGATATTCCCACAACCAGCAGCAACATTGAAAACCAAAGTCACTTTGCCTTTTCTATCAGCGAAAATGTCTTTTATTTTTCCATCTGCTGAAGCGATTGGAATATCATAGAGAGAAATTGGATGGACAACTTCTTGCGATTTTGTATATTCGCTACTTAGGTATGTTTCTATTGATGTCATTTTGCTAACTCATCTTCAATCATTTTTGATAGTCTTTCAAGTTCAACCTCTGGAGAATCACAGCGACCATCGTTGTATGCATATTCAAGTAGTACACCATTGGTTATTCTGGCTACTCTTTCGCCCTTTTTGTTCACCAAGAACTTTTCAAAATTTCCAGTCATGTCTTGCTTAAGTCTTTTTTCATCATCCGTCATAAGTGTTTGATATAGCTCATGTGGAGTATTCTGTTTTTGCTCTAGCTTTTCATGCCATGAAACAATTAGTTCGGAAAAGTCAAATGAAGCATTCCATTCATTTACACCGTAATCTCTTGCATGTTTTGCATCTCTTACGCCGTCTGCATATTCCCCATAGGTAACACCGCCGCCACAGAAGTCATTTGTTGGAACTGCAACAACAGTAAACCCAAGGTCTTTGTACTTCTGGTAAAGACCTTCGATGATTCCAAACTGTGGTGCATTTCCACAATGTCCAGTCGTATTGATGATGAGTGTCACTTTTCCTTCACAGTCTTTAAGGACGTCTCTTTCTCCGTCCCATGACTTGAGTTCAATGTCATAGATTGATTTCATTTTTGTTCCTACTTGAATCTTGGTGGGAAATAAGGTGGGAAGAATGGCGGGAAGAATGGCGGGAAGAATGGTGGGAAAAACGGCGGGAAGTAAGGAGGGAAGAAAGGAGGGAAGAAAGGTGGGAAATAAGGCGGAAAGAATGGAGGGAAAAACGGTGGGAAATAAGGTGGGAAAAACGGTGGGAAAAACGGTGGAAAATAAGGAGGGAAAAATGGAGGAAAGAATGGTGGGAAGTAAGGAGGTGCTACAGGTGTAACAGAGTTTGAAGCCGCAGAAGTTGCTGAACCATATGGCGTGGTTGCAGTAACAGTGAATGTGTATGCTGTTCCGTTAGTAAGACCAGTCACGGTAATCGGTGATGCACCAGTCCCCGTTAACCCACCAGGGCTAGATGTAGCTGTGTAGGTAGGGTTTGGGTCTGTGCCAGTTGCACCAGCCGTATAAGCAACTGTTGCAGATGCATTTCCAGCAGTAGCAGTGCCAATTGTTGGCGCAGATGGCCCAACACCCATTACGAGCGAAGCGCTTGTTCCTGAAGAAGCTGACTCAACACCGTTTACAGATATGGCAACAACGGTAAATGTAACCGTGCTACCAGCAGTAAGACCAGTCACTTGAACAGGACTTGAAGTTCCAGTTCCAGTTTGACCAGAACTAGCGGTTGCTCGATAGGTTACTGTTCCTTTACCAATATAGGAAGGTGCAGTAAAAGCAACGTTGGCAACAGTCCCAGATACGAGCGTGGGCGTACCAATTACTGGTGCATCTGGTCTTTTACCGCCTGAATCCTTTGTTGCCATAGATTATACCGAAATGTCTCCAACCAATACCCATGTATCAGTTGCTCGTTTGATGAGCGTAGCATAGGACCACTGTGCTCTCAGCTTAAGTCCTGGGGTTCCGTTGATGGTTACGCCACCAGTAGCAACAATAGTGGTCTGACCGGCTCCAGTTTGAAGAATATTGATTTGTGACCCTACTGGGAAGGCAACCGAGGAGTTCAGGGGAACCGTCAGGTTATTGGCGGAGGCGACATTCATTTCCACTACCTTATTTTTATCGCTAAGCACCAATGTGTATGAGGCGGTTTGGGCATTGGTTGAAACGTCAGCAAGTTTGCCAAGGTCAATTGCAGCTGTCGAACTAATATCTGCATTGACAATGGTGCCGTCTGCAATCATGGTTGAAGTTACAGTTCCAGTATCAGCGGCAGTAATTGCAGTTCCTGAAATTTTTGTCTTATCAATCGCAGCAGATGCACTTATATCAGCATTAACAATTACTCCAGCTGCGATAGATGTAACTCCAGTATCAGAGATAGTCACATCTCCAGTTTCCGTAACCGAAGTTGGAACACCAGAAGAGTTATAAACAATGATATTACCCGCAGTGCTCGTTGCAAGTTTGGATAGTTCAATACCAGCAGTTGATTTTATATTTCCATTTGCAATTGTATCGCTAGCAATATAATCGCCGATAATTACACCGTTTGGGACACTGAATGTTCCAGTGAAAGAAGCATTATTTATTGGCGCGTAGTAGGAGCCGTCTTGCCCATCAAGTTTGTCTGCATTGAGGTTTGTTACTACAGTGCTTGATGAAACAGACAGTGGAGCAGTGCCTGTTGTAATTGTACTCTCAAATACTTCTGCAACCACTGGGGCTGCTGAGTAACTAGCA